CACGAACGACCTGCCCACCAGCGCTCCAGAAGGCGTCAGTGTTCGACGCCGCCTGGGTGGGGGCCATAGTGTACACATCGGTGGTGTCGACAGTCCAAATGAGCGAGCCAGACCAACCAAGGAAGGGATTAATGAACCGGTTAAAGTTGGTGGCGGACTGCACGTCACAGGAAACAGCAGCAACAGGATTCGCGCTGAAGAGGACGGGACGACGGAGCCAAGCAGTGAGGAACATAGGCTCAACGACGGCACCCACGTCCTCGCAGAGAGTGCCGCGAACACAATCACCAATGGGCTTAAACTCCTTAGTCTGGAAGAGCTCATTGAAGGAGGCTTGGAAAGTGTGCACGGGACGAGAGCGCACCTCCTCGACTTGAGCCTTGAGAGCAGGGCTGCGCTCCATAAGCTCTTGCAAAGAAGGGGGGGACTTGGGCTGAGACTCCTTAAGGCCAAAAGGGGCAGCACCATCAGCTTGACCGCCCTGGCCAAAGTAGTGCCAAAGGCGAATGCTCTCGTCAGGGGCGGTAAAGACATTGAGGTAGACCGTGGACGTGGTGGTAGTGTCAGGAACGGTGACCGCACGAATGAGGTAGATGAGGACGGAGCACATTTGGGAGGAAGAGGTCTGGCTGCTAGTGTTGATAGCGGGGAAAGGCATGCGTGCAAGGGAATTGAGCTTCGGAACTTTGATGTACTCCTCACGAGAGCCAGAGAATTCACAGACGTAGGAGAACAACTCGCTGGCCTGAGCGCCAGGCGAGGTTGGGTTGACAGCTTCCGGAGGGAGGGCAATGACCACTAATGCACCACTCGTGAGCGAGGTGCACTCAATGTCAAGCATTGTCTTCAAGAACTGAAGGTCCCACAGGGCACACATACGGCCATAGTAGTAGAGCCAATTGGCATTGGAGGTGTAGGTGTAGGGGCCGACGCCAGAGCGGGCCATGTTAGCCATTCCGAGGGGGTCACCGTTGAACGCAAGAACAAGAGTATCAGCAGCGGTGGAGGCGTTAAACGTAACGGTGGCGAGGAAATTGGGTCGCTGGACGATGGCGTAGACATGTGGGTGATAGCCAAGCTTCATAGCAGTGAGGGGGGTCTGAGCAAGGCTAATGGGAGTCGCAACGAGAGTCCCCTCGGCGTGGGTAAGATCTCGGGTGTCGGCACGCTGAGTGACAACGGGGGGTGCAACGTGCGCTGGCTTGTCAAGGAACTTAGTGGCAACTGTGCCAGCCACGCCAGCAATTGGTGCGATGCCAGGCATGATGCGTGTAATGAGACCGGAGGCAATGTTGGCAACGC